TGAACCTGATGGTGTCTATCTCCAACCCATCCTCAACGAACTGTTTGGCCATTGTCACCCGTAGTCCAGCTTCCTCGAGGTTGTCACGCAGCCGCCCGATGGTGAATCCCTGTTTGTGAGCCATTCCGGGAGTATCGGGATCACCCCAGATGGTACGGTGCCACAATGTCCACCTGGCGCCGTCCATATTTGAGCAAAAGTAGTTCATGCACTTGATGGCATCGGGGCAATCAACCCGCAGGATTCCCCCATGCTTCAAAAGTCGTACCCACTCAGGGAGAACTGCTTGCCACTCTTGTGGGGAGAGATGCTCGATAAAATGGCTCGAATAGATCTCTTCCACAGAACCATCAGGAAGATCAAGGGGCTCCCGGCAGTCGTGGATGAGATCAGCAGGTGGCTTGATGTCCACGTTGAGGTAACCTTCAAAGATCTTGTCTCCACAGGCGATGTGCAGTTTCACTTCACCGCCTTCTTCCCCTGGGGTTTCGGTTCCTCATCAATAACCGCTTCGGCCCAGCCGTCGGTCAGAAGGCGGAACGCCTCGCACTTGTCCTCGATCACCAGGACCGTGCCGGCGTCACGGAACTCACCGTCGGCCACTCCTCTCCTCAACATCTTCAGCTTGAACATGGCACCCCCTATTCTGCGACGTGGACCTTCACCCCGAGGCGAAACACGGCCTGGGACCGTCCACTCCCTCCGATGAAGAACTGCGTCGAGAGCAACCGCACATCGTTGGCGACTGCCGCCAATGTGCGGTTTGCCTTGACCGCTTGGTATACATACTCAGTCGCTGCGTACAGCGCCTCCTGCGCCGTCGTAGCATCATCGTGCTTGACCCATATCTCCACGGTCCAGACGGTATCCCCGAAGATCTTGGCGGCATCGTCTGGGTCTGTCCAGTTTGCCACCTCGCAGGACACCAAGGCCAGCGGCATCTTGGTGGTGTCAATGTCAATGCCTGAGATCCCGTCCTCAGTTGCCAACCCGAAATAGGGAGTCAGCATGGTGATGATCCCATCCTTGACGCTTTCGAGTATGTTCATCCTTTCACCGCTTCGACGTATGACCTCAGTATTGCTTGCTTGACCATCTCGAACTCTGCCACAAACGCATCCCTAGTATAATGCCGCCCCATGATCTTCGATCCCGGATGGTTGACCTTCTGGAGGACCGCATAACCGATGGTCTTTTCCGTCCCCACTGTTGGCCTGGACAAGATGCCTCGGAACTTTCCTCTGGGTCCGATCCGTTTCCGGTTGGACATGGGACCACTGATGCCAGGAGCGCTACTGGCGCCCGGAGTCCTCCACGTGTCAGATCGGAACGCCAGTGCCCGTTTGAATCTCGGCCTGATCTCATGGGGCTTTGTTTGTCCACCAAACTCCTGGATGCGGGAGTAGGATGTGCTGCCAAGAATCCGCGAAGATGCGCCTGTCGCCGTTGGTGATGTCACCACGTTAATCATCCCCAGGTGGCCGGACTTGGTATTGAACCGTGACTTCACGTTGCGAATTGCTCCATTGACCACCCTGTTCATGGCGATGGTCAGGTTGTGCTGGAGAACCTGCGGTGATCGCAGAAGGCCACCATGAACCTTGAAAGCAAAGTTCTTGAACCCGATCATGTCAATACGGAGAATCATAGCCCGAACGGTCTCCGGTAACTGTCGATGACCGACTTCGCCACCTTGGGCATGGATTCCCACGCCACGTTCAGTGTCTCCCCTCCAAGGTTGATACTTGTGATTTCCTCCCCGTCCTTTTTGATCGCCCGGTAGATGTGCTTGGCGAGGAGGATCGCCGCCTCCTGGAGGTCGTAGGGGATTGTCGCATACCCCGCAACATAGTTGATTTTGATCGACCGCTCTCCCGCATACCATGCCGGATGCGTCCCGTCGGAGTAAAGGACCACCTGCATCCCGTCGTTGTGAATATAGTAGTCGGTAGCCGCCACCAGATCGGCAGGCCCATAGGCGCGTAACACGTCATCGTAAATTGTTGTTACGCTGATGATCGGGTAATGCTTCACCCGCAGCCGATTCCCATTGATCACCTCGGGATCCCACACTGAGTAATACTCAGTGTACGACGTGGAGAATAGGTCCCGCTGGCAATACCTCTGTATCCAGTAGGTGACCGCGTAGTTAATCCTGCTGATGAGCGTGTCGAGAGATGTTCCAGAGATGTTACAGGCAACCTTGATGTCAGCGTCGGTGCAGAGTGTTGACCCGGTGCCGGACGATGCCACCACGTCGCCGGCAATCTGAATCTGCCCGGATCCGATGAGGGTGTCGGTGGCCGGCGCCGGCGACCCGCCCGCCTGCGAATAGGCGGCCACGTTGTAGTAGCCGTCATTCCACGCGGCGCGGGCCTCGGTGGCGATGTACCGGCTTGGAATCACTGAGTCGGCGGTAGCCTCGATGTAGGGATCAGCCGGCGCCGCAGCGAACGTCCCGTCGGCGTCGTTGAGGTAATAGGAATCCGCGACCCGCTGGACGATCATGTAGACCGTCAGGCCGCTGGTGGTCCAGTCGAAGCTGAATACCTTTGTGCTGGCCATATCTACCTCGTGCTGGTCTGAATGCGAGCCACGTCGGGCTTTGATCCTGCGCTGGCGGCATCGGTGATCCCCTGCGCCGTATTGCCGGCGGCAGCATAGGTCGCCAGAACCGCCTCCAGTACAGACTTGGCGATGGCCGCGCTGAACGCCGCCCCCAGCGGGATGCTGTTGTCGAGGAGGATGCCCTCGCCCGTCTCGTTATAGAGGCGCAGGACAGGCCCGGTGCCGTACCCGCTCAGGTACAAGACCGCCTTGGTCGCGCCGAGGAAGCCTTGCTCCAGCTGGGCGATCACCACGTCATCGGAGGAATAGAGCTTGAGCGGCGGCTCGCTCGAGCCGCTGGCGTCCGCGTCTATCCGCTCCAGGCGGAGGACGGGCCGTCCGCTGCCGGTGTCCACGCCGTTCCACTGCTGGGCGTTGACCGGGAGCGTCCCGGCCCCCGCCAGCGCATCGAACACCGCTGCCGGCACCACCAGGTAATCATCCCAGACCGGCAGCGCCCCGGACGGGTGCGAGGCGATGCGAAGCCGCCCAAGGGTGGCGGTGTCGTCGGTGTCGTCCAGGGTGACGACGTAGTACCCGCCCTCGTCGTGTGTGATGGCGGTGCTGTCGTGGAGCGCCCCAAAGTCACCGCCGGCCTTGCTCAGGCGGATGTCTGCCGCCGCCAGGGAAAGGCCACCCTCCTCAGTGTTGCCGTCGGTCGAGTCCACGAACGGCCCCAGGCGGATGGTGGCCACTGTACCTTGTCGCAGGATCTTCATGCCGCCATGCCCCTCCTGTAGTGATAGATGACCGGGACGTAGTTGGTCGCCGGGGCGGCCTGGACCAAAGGCCTGCCCTGGCCAGCGAAGATGCTTATCCAGGACCGCGCCAGTTGGCGCATCTCGGCCTGTACCATCCCCCTGGTCCAGATCATCGCCGCCATGATGGAACCCCTCCACCACTCGTCCCCGGAGTAGTTGAGGCCGCCGACGACCCACTTCGACCAGCACGAGGTGTTCACCTCGCCGCCGGGGTGGGAGGTGGCCCCATAGGTCTCCTTCCCCGCAGAATCCGGCGAGGCCAGGAACCGCGCCCCGGTGGATCCGCTCCCCGCCAAGGACCAGATGGCGAGCGTCCACCGCCCCTGCGGAATCACGATCCCGGCGTCAATCTCCGATACCCCGGCGATCCCCACCTGGAGACGCTTGGTTGAGGAGTTGTAGTAGCAGGCGATGTGCTGCTCGCCACTGCCGCTGTAGGCTCCCAGGATACGGGTTTCGCTCCCGGACGCCCCCGCCGTGGCGTTGACGAAGGCGGCGAAGGTGAACTGGTAATTGCCGCTCGACCCTGGACAGACGATCCGTTGGGGGACGCGGTAGAAGTTGCCGACGCTGGTCCCGGCATCGGCGGGGAACGTTACTCCCGGTTTCGCTGCCGTACCCCGGTAATGGTGCCGCGTCCCGGCATGGTCAGGATATTGCCACCGCCCGGGCCGGGCCGCCATCACGTCCTGGGGAAACCCGGCTCCGAACCAGACCGCCGCCGCCAGCCCGCGCTGCCATGGATGGCCGGAGGACAGCCTCACCTGCCCGGCGTGGGCTATGGTCTGCGGGTGGCCGGTGGCGCCGTAGATCATGTGCAGACGATCCCGTATGCGTCCACGACGAAGTCCTGGCCGGCTCCGCTGCCGTCCACCACCACCCGGGCCCGCTTGGCCCCGGTCATGCCGTCAATCGGGAAGTGGTACAACTCGCCCTGGTTGTAGACCGTGCTGCCGGTCTGGACGGCGATAATGCCCTCCTCCACCGTAAGGGAGGTGTTGGTCGTCACCACCGCCACCCTGGCCCACTCGGAGTTGCCCACCGTGCTGTTCTTGATCAGGATAATATCGCCCACCGCGAATCCGGTGGTGGAGGCGCACTCCAGGACGGTGGACCCGATGGCCTCGGTGCCAGTGAGCGCCTCGGAAGCCGCCGCCGTGGTGGCTCCCTGGACGGTGTAGACCGGAATCCAGTACCCGTTGCCCGAGTCGGCCATGCTGAGCTCCACCCGGACGATCACCGGCAGCGTCAATGCGGTCTCCACCGCCCTCCCGATCCGCACCCCGATGGTGGCCCCGTAGGCAGATGACAGGTCAAGCACCGATGAGATCACCTGCCGAGGCGCGGAGGTGAGCGCCTGGAGGCTGATGATGTTCGAGGTGGTCTTGGTGAGGGCCATGCTACACCATCGCCATGGCCAGGACCGGCGCCATCTCGGTGACGATGACGTACTCCAGATCATTGTCGGAGACAGCCGCGGGATTCGCCATCGCGGCCACGGTGGCGTTGGTCAACGCCGCCCGCGCCACAATGCCGGCGTCCAGCGTCCCCAGGATGGCCGCCTTGGCGAAGGCCACCTGTGCATCCGTCGGAGATTGGAGGGCCAGATAGGCCAGCCCCGCCTTGAGGGCGTAGTGGAGGCACCGCCCTCGGAACACCGGGTCACTCTCACCGATCCAGTACAGATCCTTGCTCGCGGCCATATCAGTCCCCCTCTATTTGGCCCTACGCACCCGCTTCCGCAGGCCGATTCTATTGTCCATCCGGTTCTGCCCATCATCATCGACCATGCGCTCCCGAAGGTCCATGGTGAACGGCCTCCCCTCCCAATCGGGTGGTGCCGCCTCGCCGGACGCAAACAACCTGCCGAGCCTCTCGTGCCACTTGTTCTCCCTCATGACCCACATGATTCATCCCCCTGTTCTCCAAGCGCGTACCCAAGCGCCAGTGCCACCGCCACACCTCCGGCGGCAACCCTGAGCGAGAAATGCCCGAACGACACAACCGCGACCGCAGCAAGCGCCCCCCTGGCGCGCCAGGATGACCGCCAGGCCGCCGCGGCCAGCGCGGCCATGCCAAGACATAGGCCGATGATGCCAAGCTCGTGGAAAGCCTGAACGTACTCATTGTGAGCCGCTGGCCACTGGGAAACTCCCTGCGTCGGCGAGAGGAAAAGCGGCATCTGCCGCACCCACGATCCCCACCCGTGCCCGACGATCCAACTCCCGTCGAACGTGCGCCCGATAGACACCACCCATACCAACCATCTATCGTCGCTCAACGACGACATGAGGTGGTCCACCGCACCGACACACCCAGCGCACATCACCGCACCCATCACCGCCAGGCCGCGCTTGACCTCATCCCAGCGATCAACCACCGCCCATGCCGCCAGGGCGGCACCGACGATGCCGGCCACCATGCCCACCAGCGACATCGCCCCCACCAGACCCAGGAAAATGATGACCGCCTGCCACCATGTCCAGACCAACGGCAGCGCCACCGCCAGTAGCACGGCCACGTCTGCCGTTGAGCCGGTGAGGCCGGTCAATATCCGGTGCTGATTATGGATGGTCACCCCGCCCACGGGCGAGATGACGTGGACGATAAACTCCCACGCGCCCACGAGTTGCAGTCCCATGATTGCCGCGTTCGCCATGGCCAGCCACACCAGAACCTTCCGCGCCACCATCGGCGCAGCACCGGCGGCGGCCACCAGCCCAAACGCACCCGCCAACACAAGCATCGCCTGCAATGAGTCCATGGTGCGGTGGGCGGCCGCAACGACGACCGCCCACGCACCAAACATCTGAAGCCACACTGACGACCGGCTGAGATAGACCAGGGCCACGGTCATGCCGCCGTAGATCCAGACCACCTCCTGCCACTGCCGTTGATCCATCCCACGCACAGGGTTGAGGATGGCATAGACCGCGGCGGCAGCCGCGACCATGACCACGGCTCTCATCCGGTCGGCCATCTAGTAGTTGTCCTGGTAGCCGCCCGCGATGAAGTTCATCGAGCAGCTTGAAGTCCCGTTGACCACATAGCCGAGCACCTCGCCCACCTCGCCATACAAGGTTGCCTCCTCAGCGGCCTTGGTGGCGTTGCCAACGGGAACGCTGTACAGGTTCTGAAGTTCGTAGACCACCGTTCCGATGGGGTAGGTGTTGGCCACGGCGTTCACCAGATTGAGGCTGGTGTCGGTTGTGATCGAGGAGATCCTGTTGATTTCGAACTTTTTGGTTGACCGGTACAGGATCGCCACGTAGTCACCAGCTCCGGCAACGGAGGCATCAAAGCCCGCCGTGGTTCCGACCAGCAGGTTATTGCTCCCGCTGGACGTTGCCGCGATCGTGGTGTACGACGTGTTGTCCTGGGTGAGGAAGGTGACCGTGGACCCGGCCAGGTCGGAGGTGGCATTGAACCCGTCCACCCTGGCCGATTTGCCGGGGAATGACACCGTCCCGCCCATACCGATATAGACGCCAGCCGGGCCGGCTGACGTGCAAGTGACCGCCGAGGACCAGACCGTGCCGAAGGTCACGTCATCGGCGAACGCAGGGACCGCCAGCAGGAGGCTGGCGGCGATGATCGCAAAGAGCTTCTTCATCGTCGTGCCCTCCTTACAGGCTGATGGTGGTGTAGGCGAAGGCCGTCTGCGATGACGCCACAAACCCGAACGGCATCTCGAAACGGAACAACACCAGGTTGTTCTGGCTGTACAGGTACGGATTGACCTGCACGTCCATGGCGTTAGCGAACCCAATGTTCGCGTGCCGGCCAAAATCGCCCGCATAGAGGCGGGTGTCGTCGCCGTCGCCGTAGGTGCTCGGGATGTTGCTGTCCACGATCACCGGAATGCCCCAGAAGGAGCCCTGGAATCCGTTGTTCGTGGGCGGGCCCAGCACGTACTGTCCGTTCCCGTCCTTGACCGTCAGCAGCTTCTCGTATCCAGCCGGGCTGGTGACGATAGTGTCGGTCATGGCGATCCCGGGCAATTGCTTGGCCGGCGCGTAGATCGTCTTGATGACCGAATCGAACGGCGCGGCGGCATCCCACGGGATCACGTTGGTGGTCACCGCCGTGTCCAGGCCGGTGATCGGGTCGCTGGCGGCGGTCGCCGTCCCGGTCAGGATGGCGTCGTCGCAGGCGTCCCAGAGGCGGTTGGGCACGTCGGTCTCCAGAAACCGCTGCATGGCCCCGAGAGAAGTCCGCAGCAGTTTGTTGGTGACCAGCATGTAGGCGGCCACGACGTAGCGGGTCAGGGTGACCTGCCCGAACACGTACTGACTCTCCTGCTTCTGGCCGGTGGCCTGGGACGCCATCGAGGAGGTGTTGGTCACCTCCGGCACCCAGTAGGTCGTGATTCCGGTCGCCACCGTCGGGATGGTGATGGTGTCTGTCTCCATCGGGATGCGGCGGCACCTGCTGATCAGCGGGTAATCGGCGCTCACCAGGTTGATCGGCTCCAAGATCTGCTCGGTGGGCACCAGGTACCCGCCGGCAGTGGTGGTGGAGTACATCCCGGTACGCTCGTTATACGCGGCCTTCAGTTGGTCCTTGGTGAAGAACCTCGGCTGCCGGTTCTCGGCCATGTCGAAGATGTCCGACATGAACTTGGCCGAGCCGAGACTGTCCCTCACCGGGACCGTGGCCGTCCGCGTCATGTCGGGCACCTGGGCGGTTGAGACCGTCTGGGTGACCTCGCGGATCTCCGTTCGGATCGCGTCGCGCAGTTCATCGGGAGTGGTGGCCGGGCGGGCCCTGGCCATCTCCTCCGCGATGATCCCGCGCAGTTCGTTTTCGTTCATCGTTCCTTCCTCCGTTTGCCGCGCCAGTAATCCAGTTCATCGCGCACCATGGCGCGCAGGTCCACCGGCTGCGGCAGTGCCCGGCGGATCTCCCGCCGGATGGTCTCAGCGTCCAGGCTCAGGTTGTCTCCCCGGATCTCGGGAGCGGCGGCCAAGACGTTCGCCAGCTCCGCATCCAGGCGGGCGACCTCGCTCCGCAGTCGGTCCAGCTCCGCCCGCAGTTCGGTCATGCCCTTGTTCTGTTCGCTCCTCATGGAATGCAGGTCTTCGATGACATGGTTCGGGATCTCGGACGATGGGCTCGGCTTATCCACCGGCACTAGCGACCGTGCCTCCGCGTCGGTGATGATGCCCCGCGACACCGCCTCGGCGAGGCGGCCCTTGCCGGCCTTCGGGTCCGCGCCGATACAGACTATGCTGCACTCGATCAGTTCATGCGACCAACTCTCTCGGTACTCAACACCGGCCACCTTGCGACGCTCTCCCAGGGCTGAGGAGTCCACGCGGTAGGAGACCGACACGTCGTCCAGGAAACCGCCATCCCAGAGGCGCTCGATCATCCCGGCGCGGGCGGGATCTTCCTCGCTGGCGAATACCGGACGCCCGACCAGCCGCTTCCCCACCACACGCACCCGCTCCCACCTGCCGATGGGCGGATCGAAGGATGCGTGGTTGTAGAACATTTTGATTGACGGAGCCTCCCTCACCCGCCACCCGTCAGCCCTCAGAATGAGGCCATCTTGTGGGCATGGCGTCTCCGTGGAAAGCACCACATCCCCATCGGCCAGGCGCTCCGCCGTGTACGACCTGACAAGGTCCATCGTCTGTCCCCCCTCAGATGAAATCTGTCTCATCCACATAGGGAGCGGCTACACATCGACAATTAATGACATTAGCAGCACTCCCCCGTGAATCACCAGGAGCGGATAACCGCTCCCCCATCACAACAAAATCCTCGTTCACACCAACAACCTGGCCGTTAGCATCACCATGCCAGTCTCGCTCGTTCCCATCCATGGTGGTTATCCACTCCTTGCGAGTAACTCCTCCCTGCCTCATGGCGTCGATCTGTCCGAGGTTCATAGGAAAGACCGTCTCGGTCCTGGCGATGGTACGGGCTCGCCCCTCGGAGAGCCCTTCGTAGAGAACGCGGATCCGTTTCTCCAAAGCGCTCAATCCCTCCCCGGCCAACAACCCCTCCGAAAGAGTTTCCTTGATTGATCCCTGGAGTGCCTGTAGGATGATGTCGGTGGACTTCGCCAAATGACTCGCCACCGATGAGATCCCGGCAGTGAAGACCGCAAACTCGATCGCTAGTTCCGCACCCTGGGCCTTCCCCGCCTGTTCGTAGATAGAGAGCAGCACCGGGCGGAGTGTCTCGTTCCAGTCGTTACGCCCCCACAAGACGACATCAGCCACGTCATCAGCCGATGACCGCTTTTGCTCAAGCATGGACCGCACCTGTTTCTTGCTCATCGTCACCATGAAGGTCAGAAAACGAGGCATCACCTTACGAAGTTGCTTGATCGTGCGTGCCTCGGCGTCATCCAGCAACCCTCTTACGATGGGGATCACTCGATTCTCCCACGCCTCACTATCAGCAACGAACTTTCTCCATCGTTGCTCCCTGGCATCCCGGTTCGACCGTGACCTGGCGCCACGCTCGTCATCGGGCGCTACTTCTTCATCTTCTTCGGTTTCTTCTTCATCTTGTTCCACCTCGTCGATGGGGTTCATGGTTGGCGGGACGCCAGTGGGTGCCGGCCTGGGTGCCCCGATCTGCATCTCCGCCAACTGCCCCCAGGGCATCTCGCCCCAGATCACGGGATCCAACCCCTCGGACTCCCGCACCTCGTTGATCGTCCAGACCTTCGACCGCAGTCGCTCAACCTCCTGCCGCAATTCGAAGTCCTTGTCATTCTCCACCGGGTTATCGAACCGGCACTCCAGGCCGGAGTCATACAATGGCATGAGCTTCGAGTTCATCTCCTCGGAGATCAAATACAGTAGGGGTTCGACAACGTGCTGATTAAATACGTAATTGCTGGCCTCGAGGTTCGCCCTGGGCTGATTATCGGTGTCTCCTGTCAGGCCTCGTGGAACGCCGTACACCTGTCGCAGTCGCTTCTCAACGATCTCCGATAGGGCCACGGCGTCAAGATCAGAGTTCGCCACCGTGAACGGTTGGACCTCCATCCCGCCTACGGCGATGAACGGCTCCGCATGTTTGTCCTGATCAGCCACCTTCTGGCCGAATCGCTCCGCGACGAGACGAGCCTCGTTCTCATCACGCGGGGCATTGATGGCATCTTGCGGGTACTTCACCACCCATCGAGAAAAGATTCCCTTCTCGAACATCTTCCGTTCGTGTTCCCATAGGAACCTATCAGTGTCAATCAGTAGAGATGCCGCCTGGGTGGCGGAGTACCCATCCATGACCTTTGAGTAGTTCACATCGCGCCAGTAGAGGACGTTCTCGGCAGGGATCTCGATCACACCACCGGATGGAAGGGTGTACCGGAACGACACCCAGTCATCCTCATCCCAAACCACCGCCGTCCGCACCGGAGACAGAGGCCACAACATCCCGGGTTTCCCCAGGCGGTTCTTGAGGATCAGCGTCGGTGATGTGCCGGCCAACATGATGTTCCCGACGACGAACTTCGAAAAATAGAACCCCGACATAAGTGGGTTGGGCTTCGCCCATAGCACGTCGGTGAGGACGTGTTTCTGTGGCCTCCACTGGTCCTGCTCGTTCCACGTCCCGACCGCCAGAGTACGCATCATCGCCGCCGCCCTGTTGGCAATCACCCGGATATTGGCGTACACCGGCCCTTGATAAGCATCTATGGCCGCCGCCTTGTTCTTCTCGGATGGGAACCCATGCGAATAGTTCGCATCCCCGGTATGAATCGCCGCCATCGTCCCCGGCTTGGACATTCCCAGCGCCAGTAGTTCCTTGCCAAACAGCCGCAGCGTGAACACTAGTCCCCCTATGCGACAAACGCCAAGTGGCGCCGCCGCCCTCCAGCCCAATTCGCCAGCGCCAGGGAAATGACATGGTCATCTGTCATGCCGCGTGGAGCTGAATACCTCGTCCCCCCAGATGGCAACTGCTCCGACTCATACGCCTCCAGTTCCTTGATGAGGATCGGATCGTCGGGGTATGAGATGTCCTGGCGCTCAATCGCCAGCGCCAACGCATCAATCAAGGGAGGTTTGGTGATCGCCGTCGTCCGAAAGGCGTGGACAGGCAACCCCTTCATCCGCAGATCCTCGATCACCGGACCACCCATAGCATTCTCCTCAGCGATGATGACAGGATGACCAAACCTGTCCCACAAGGAAATCAGGCGCCCCTTCTGTTGATCGTAGTTCGCAATCCGCATCCGGTCAAAATAGACCGCCGCCATGGATGTCATGTCAAAGACGGTGTACACCGTGAAGTTGTCCTTCCGGCCCCAGTCCACGCCGATCACATAGGAATGGCCGTCAACTGGAAACTCCTGAACCTCGGCGGTGGCGCACTCACGCACCCCCCGAAATACCCCACCACCATCCGACAGAAACTCCGCCAACACCTCCTGGCGAAACGCCCGGTCAGTCATCTCCTCCCGCATGGATTCGATTTCTTCGGCGGAAATGATGGGGTTCTCCGCCGTCGGCATCCGCCATGACTTCCACTCCCGCTTGTCACCATCACCCCAGCAGTAGGCAGTCCAGAAGAAATTGCGCCCCTTGGGCGTCCCCATGAACCAGGCATCGCCACGAAGATCTGCCAGCGTCGGGCGGACACACTCCATCCACTGCACTTCAAGATCCGCCGGCAACCCGGCCTCGTCCACGATCACCCTCTTGTACTTCCGCGATCGTCCAGGATTCTCGGAATCAAGCGACCAGAACTCCGCCACCCCGCCCCCGAAGAACTCCAGACGGTACTCCGCCTCACTTTTTTTCTCAGTGAGACGCTTCAGCCGCGAGGAAAACTCACGCCACTGCTGCTTGAGGTGCTTGTAGGTGGGACAGAAGTAGCCGACCGGGTATCCCTCACCTGCCGTCTCGGCCATCAACGCCTGGGCAAACGCACTCTTGCCCCACCGACGACCACAGGCTAAAACATTGAATCGCTTCGCCTCCGCCTTCACCCTGGCCTGAGCCGGATGAAGAGACACCGAGAGGCGGATATTACTCTTCGGTGCGTTGGCCATCGCCAATGAGTGGCACCCCACCCAGATCCAGGACGAACCTCACCTTCTTCCCCTCGTCAAGCTCATCGTCCGCCCGCGCACACATCCGCAGAGGCTCCACCGCCCCCTGCATTGCCAACTGCACGATACGGACCCCCAACATCTCCCGCATCACCGCAGCCTTGCCGGTCTCAGAATCTTCCACCACCGAATCCAAAGCCCGCCTGATGCTGGCGTAGATGTCGGCCCGCTTTGATCGACCACCATCACGCATCTGGTCAACGGCCAACCCCTTAGCGGACGCCTTCACCAAATGTCCAGTTCTATTTGCCATTCTACCGATGAACAGTACCAACAAGACTTGTGAAGTCAATGGCAAAAAGCGCGATTCCAGGATTTTCTCTTGACAACCTCATGCAATGGTGCTTTGATGCTCCCGCCAGAGCGTTGCACTCATGTCCTGGTCGCCGGCATCTGGAGCTGCTCTGGCGAGCCTCCGCTCCACGCCGGCGGCTAGGCAGTCGCAAGGGAGGCGCACCACATGAATGACTGCCAACTCAGGCGGGAAGCACTCAAAACCATACTCCTCATCGAAACAGACCGCCTATTGCATACGTTCCGCATTACCTGGAGATGGTTACAAGACCACCCGAACGATCACCAGTTCCAAGCGATCCTGCGGGCAACACTGGCGCAGATCAACCTCCACATCTCCACCAATCCCAACGAACTCTCAGTCTGGTACGCGCCTGTGGATAATGGCCATGAAACACCGAAAAAATAGCCAGGACGAACTCTTCCTCGTCGGGGCACTCTTCCACTCAAGTGACAACTACGAACTAGTGTCCCAATGGGTGTCCAAGAAGTCCTTCTCCGACCCCACCCTCGGCGCCATCTACCATGCAATCATCACCCTCTACTACGAAGGCAAACCTCCCACCGCCGCCAACATCCATATCCACACCAACGGCGCCGTCCCGAACATCCACCAGTTCATCCACTCCCACCTCGCCATCGAAGACCCGCCGTGGACGGCATCCAACGTCCTTCAGTACGCCCACGCCGTAACCGTCGCCGACCTCAAGCGCCGCATCACATCCGCCACCACCGCCGGCAACTGGCAAGAGGTATCAGATGCCGCCCGCCTCCTGGACTCCATCCGCCACGAAGAACTATCACCAAAACCATCCATCGTCGCCGCCACCGCCCTCGAAATCCTCAAAATGAACGTCCCGGCTCGCACCTACATCATGCGGCCATGGCTGGCAAAACAAGACCTCGTGATGATCCACGGCTGGCGCGGCAGCGGCAAAACCCAACTCTCCCTCGCCATCGCCGCCACCGTCGCCGCCGGCGCCAAGTTCTCCCCATCCTGGCAGTCATCGCAACCGCGAATGGTACTCTACATCGACGGCGAACTCCCCCTCTACGTCATCCAGAACCGCCTGGCCATCATGGGACAACACCTATGCCACAACGAAGAACAAGCAAATTCGCTCGTGAAAAACCTGTCAATAATTACCCAGGATCTCCAGCAGGTGCCGCTCCCTAACCTCTCAACACCAAAAGGACAATCCATCGTCAAGAAGGCCACCGACGCCGCCGACCTAATCATCGTGGACAACCTCTCCTCCCTCTGCGGCGACTCCCCCGAATCGGACGACCAGGCGTGGT